CATATGAAGTCCACCGACCTGCGCCCATGATGTATGCTTTTACGGAAGTGTGCGAAATACGCGCGCTGATAGCTATCATCGCGCCTAATGGACCACTCTGTGGGTCCGAGGTGGGTCCGAGCCCACATCATAGCTTCCTCGTGTGTGTCGAACACACCTCGTGTGAGCGTGGTATCCGCTGTAGGATGCCACTCCGTGCGGTGATGTGACGACGTGTACGGAATCACTACGGTGTAATATACGAACTTCATTGTGCTACCACTCCTCATTATGTAGGCGCTCGCGCGCTTCACGTTCACACTGCGCACACACGCCGTCTTTTACGTGGGTGTGTGGTTTAGTGTTCAGCTCTTTACAGCCGCACACAGTACATACCTTGTCGGCGATGTAGTTACCGCGCATATTCCAGCCACTAGGGAAACGTCGTTTTTGGTATGCCACGAAGGTTAGTCTCCTACTAATGGCACGAAGGTGCGTCTATCGTAGCAGTCTCTGCTACATGTCCGTTGGCGTAAACCCAACGCGTCAATCTGCCGTTCGGGTAGGTGACTAGTCCACACACAGTGCACTTGCGCACTTGTCGGATTTTGCCCGACGGGGTCTTAGCAGGTACCCAAATCCAGTTATGGTCGCTCATTGTCTTACCTTTCAGCGCAGGTCACGGGCGATGCGTGCGTCAATGCGCGCGCTGCTTTGCTGCACCTGAAGGGTGTCAATCGCGCTAGAGATGCGCGAGCCCCCGTACACACAGCCGCTGATTAGAACCGCTACCAGGATGATTGCTTTGCCCATGCCCCGATCGTACGGATGATCGAGGCAGACCTGAAGACGTCTTTTCTAAAAAACGTCTTCAGGGGTTCAAACAGTGGCGTCAATGTGCGACACGTCCACGCCTCGGCTCACAAGGTCGGCTTCAATTTCAGCCCAAATTGTGGCCTCACCTTTGGCCAGCTTTGCCTGCCCTGGAGTGTGAGGTGTGCGCGGTACCGTCATGCGGACCACGCGCTCACATGGGCGTCCGGTCGGGTGACGTTGTAGCCACTTGCGCAGGGCTCTTACAGCTGCGCACCCTTCCACGATACATGGGTTCGGCGACTCCAGGTATCGCACAGCTACCTCGGATTGATCCGACCATGCGTGGCTGGCTATCAATGTATCCAATTGCCACATCATGGTCCCAGCTGGCGCACGAGGTAGGAGCACCTCGCGAGCATATGTAGACTTCCCTGCGCAAGGTGCGCCACACACAACTACCCTATTCATAATCTGCTTTCCTACCTCGTGAGTTTTTGTCGTCCGTGGAACACCCGGTGACCTTATGTAGGCCATCGGCATCTGTAACGTACCCTATGAGACATTGCTCATACGTGAGCGCACATGGTCCCCCTTGAGTCCAGAATGTGCGCTTACCGCGACCTGACCAATAGCGCTCGCCTGCGCAAGCGACCTGGGAGCCGTAGGATCGGAGGGTCGCTACATCCCCCGTGGGGGTAGCGTTAGCTGCCCGCGTAGGCGCGCTCGCGAGCGCTAGCGCGAGCGCTAGCAGTGCGCGGGAACGGGGGCTCACAGGTATTCTCCCAATTCCCGCCCGAAAAGTAGGCGCAGTAGCGCCTTACGGTCATATTCAGTGTAGTCTCCCCACATCGGCTCGAATGTGTTCCCGTCCTCGTCGGTGTAAGACTCGGGCTCACTTTCGAGCCAGATATCGGCCTCGTGGTCGAGCCACATACACGAGGGTATGGCGTCGCTTGCCCACTCACGAAGTACGCGAATCGCCGACGTGAAACCTACCACGGAGCATTCCGCGTAAGTCTCCGCACATGGGCCTTCGTGTAAGTCCCAGTTTGCCGCGTGCGCAAGTGCGCGAATGTCGTGTGGGATATCCAGCTGTGTTCTAAGGTCTGCTAGTTGTCCCTGTGTGCGCTCTTTCATGACTTGCACTCCTTTTTGGCCAGACGTAGCTCCCGACGCGCATCGTCTACCACATAGCAACACTCGTGCGCTTCCTCGGACTCATAGTCCCAGTGTGGGCAACGCTCGCGTGCGATATCGAGCGCGAGTCGCGCATTTTGTAGGCGAATCTGTGGCGTGTGTTTCATTGGCTTACCTCGAACTCGGTCATGGTCTCCCACTGCTTACCGTCACACACCGCACACCGTTCCCCGTTGGCATCCTGTGTGGCCCAAGTAGGTGTCAACCATCCCAGTGTTTCCAGGCGTTCGGTGCGGAACGTGTACTCACGCGTGGCCTCGTCTCCCACATAGTGGTAGTCGAGCGCGGACCAGTCATCGTTGCATACACCGCACGCGCATGTGTTACAAAGCCAGATACTCATCCTACCCTCCAATTTCCGCACAGGAACTCACGCGCGGATTCCATATCGTCAAATTCCCCCGTATCCACACTGGTCATTTTTTGTACGTCGCGCACGTGCATGTAGGTGTCCTCGGGCTCCTGGTAGCAATACTTACATTCGAGTTCTTCGCGCCTTTCATCCGACGTGTCGGAGGTGCACTCAAGCGAAGTATACAGGTACACTAGGTGGTAGCTGGGTGTGAGTTCGCACAGGTGCGTACACGACTCCGGGTCGTACACGTAGCACTCCCGGATAGCTTTCACTTCAGGTGGGAGATTGTGGTAGTAACGTGTGACGTCTAGCGCCAATGCCCGCGTTTTCATGACTCCACCCCCGCGAGTAGGACAATCTCATACTCGTCACTATCTGTAACCTCATCGCCGCCCCATTCATAGGAGGTAATGTGGGTGCCATTCTTCAGTGTGGTATGTCCGATGCTCGTGAGGTCGGCTTCGGCATGTTCGATTACATCGGACAGGTCGTTACACATGTCGGAGTGCCACCCAGCCCACTCTGCATTAGCAGTCTTCCAATCTGCGACAAGCTGGTCCCATGTCTTACCATGTAGTTCCTGCGCGGACTCGTTTAGCAATTCCACGAATTCTGCATCCGTTGTAAGGTAGCTGGGAGCGTTGTCGTCTAACCACTCCACAAATTCCTCGAATGCGCTATCGAAGGAATCCGCCCACACATACACTTGCAGTGGTTCGAATCCCGAACCCGCCCACATACGATACAGTGTGTGGTTAGAGAACGACGTGTGGGAATTTGCCACAGGGTACTCCGGGGTGGGCGGTTTCACGAGATTGCGGTAGATTTCAAGCGCATTCTCAGATAAGCCTACCAATTCAAGCTCACACTTACGTGGTAGCCACCCTCGCATGTTTAGGCGGGTGTGCCGTTTTTGGTTAGCAGGTGTGGGATCGTGCGCGAGATACAGATTCCACGCCGCGAAGATGTCATCTCGGTCAAAGTGTGCCATGTACTACTTTTGCTCCTGTGCGAGTTTGAACGCCTTATGTAAGTCCCGCGCAGTGGCGGTGGTGCGCACACACTTGGTCCCATGGTCGGCGTATATGCAATATATGCGCTCGCCACGTTCACATGCGCCGAAATACTGACCACCTACGATAGCGTAGTCTGCATTGCTACCCGTCCCCATACGTACCCTGTCAATATCCACACTCTCACCCGCACGTACCTCAGCAACGAACCGATGTAGTTCGGCATACATCTCCGGACTCATCTTATCTTTCAGGTGTGACATGTACATCTTACTTCTAACCTCGTTTTCGGGTGGCTCACTTGCCACACCTAGATCCTACGGATGATCTCTGAAGACCTGAAGACGTCTTTTGAAAAAATCGTATTTCGTGGCGGTGATGTAGGCGTTAGAACTCAAAGTCGAACCGTTCCCGACGTTCACCTAGTAACACATAGTGCTTTGTGCCCACTTGTTTCCAGCGTCCTCCGCGCAGGCGCACCTCCGACACCGCACCTTCAGGGTCGGGTGTGATATCCCACTCCTGCGTGTGTCCAGGTCCGATATTGACCGCTTTATCCCGTTGAATCCACACAGTTTTCCCGGATGTGGACACGCGTATGATCGTGTGTGCGGTCCGGTCGGTGTAGTGGTATACGGTTACTCCCATGCCGATGGTAGGTGTAATCATGGTCACACCCACCTGTGCGTAAGAGTGTAACCGCCACGCTCGCCTGGATACAGCAGGCCGGCTAGTGTGTACACAACGTGAAAACCCATATCCATGCCACATCCTGACACCTTGAGGTTACCTTCGCGATCGCGATTCCAGCCTACCGCGCGTGCTACATCGTAGGTGATGTAGTGCGGTTCCCCGTTTCGCATCACAAACAGTGTCATTGTGCGAGACATACCCGACTTGGATACCGATCGGAGCACCACATACACTGTGCGCATTGCAGCCAGCTCACGTTCGGTGAGATGTGCGTTTTCAGGCGCGCGTGTCTCTGCAAACAGCGCACGTAAGTTTTCGAGCGCTTCGTTTTTATCCGCAATTTGCTGTTTCGTTAGCTTTGCCATGTAACTACTTTCTATGTAAGTCACCTAGCTAAGCTCACAAGGTGGGAGGTTACCTTGTGAGCTACGCTGGATAGCCTACGCCGCGTCCTCCATATCCCTACACTCAAGTAAGAGGTAGGATGCGACGTCTACCAGGTCGCCGATTATCATATCTGGGCGCACACTGTCGGCACCCCACACACCCGAGTGATCGGTGTCGTATTGTGCGTCGCCTGTGTGCAGCTCCCACCCAGTTTCGGTACACTGTAGGCGTACGTCCAATGTAGGGTTTTCGGGATCAAGGTGTTCGTATGACTGCACCTCTAGGCGCGCACATTGCAGTGCTTTGATAAGCTCGGTTTTTGTAGGATAAATGATCACTTTTTCACCTGGTCTGCCAAATACTTACCGACGCACTCACCCACGCATGGGCGCCTACCTCGGACCTGATTCACGTAGCTGTAGAATCCAGTCTCACGTGCTACCTTACGCGCGCACTCCTGCGCATCCGATAGCAACGCCTCTCCGAACACACCTAAGATGATTCCGCCCTGTGCGGTGACGACGTGCCACGTGTTCATTTGCCCACCATCTTTGCCATTTGCATACATCCTGCGTCGCTTGAAATGAAGGCTTGGATCAGAGTCCAGTGCACAACCGACGCGTAAAACCTACCTTGTGTGTCCCGCCCTGCTTTCCACTCACGGAAAGCTTTCTCTAGGATACGTTTGTTCACAGTGACACCTCCTTACGGACACCGGTCGGCGAGATAACTACCAGTGCGCCATGCTTCAACATGACCGTGTGTCCGTGTAGGACGTGCACGCCGGTTGAAAGCGTGCTGTCCCAGGTACCTGCGCCAGCAAGGGTTGCGAGGGCAAGAACGATGATTGAATCGATGCGGATCATGTTGCTGTTACTCCCGAGTGACGTTGTAGCGACCTGACAATCTAATCGTACGGATGTTTTCTGCGAACCTGAAGACGTCTTTTGAAAAAATCGTTTTTAGTGGCGGGGATGTAGGCTAGACCGCGCGACTCCCACATGCGACTTCGACGATAAGGTAGTGAATCATGCGCCCGTACAGCGCGACTAGTTGGGTGTCCCGCGCGCGGTATGCGTTGCGAAAGTCGCGTTCGAGCTGTGCGAATTTGATCTGTGTGAGCATGGCCATGCGACTGTTACTCCCGTGTGACGTTGTAGCGCACCTGTTAGGGTGCGGACTCGGGAGGGTTGTTAGGACCTCCCGAGTCCGCACCCTGGGAGCCGTTGCTCCCAGGGTTGTTAGTGCTCACTCCCACCATACCGTGCGGAGGACCAAGCGGATCCCGCGGAAATCCGGGCTGCGGTAGGTGACATACCCTGCGCCTACGTCACTGTTACGCGTATCGACTTGCAAGTCGCATGCGCTCATGAGGTCCACAGCTTCCCGTGCGCTGATTTCAGTGGTTTCCTGCGCCCACACACCCGTTGATTTGAACCATCCGCTTCGCATCTTGTCACTCCCGATTCTGGGTGGCTCGCTTGCCACACTTAGATCCTACGGATGATCCCCGAAGACCTGAAGACGTCTTTTGAAAAAATCGTCTTCGGTGCGTCCGATCGTGGCGGGGATGTCAGGGTATGTAGGTGCTCTCGCTTGGGTCTAGGATCGCGTCCCAGAGTGCAGTGTCGATCCCGCCCTCGGGAAGGAGCTGGAACGGGTCGCGCAGGCCGCTTGTCTGCCCGGAGGTATGGAACACCCGGATCCATGGGCGCCCGCTTAGAACCGCTGCTAGGCGCGCTGCTACGCGTATCGGTACCGCGTGTCCGTATTCGGACGAGTGCGCCCACATGAGTAGGTATGTGAGCCAGCGGTCTAGCGTGTCGTTTGTCCAGCGGTGTATGGCGTACTCTAGAGGGACGCGTACGGGCGCCGGGAGCGATGTAGGTAACGTTACCATCGGCCGATCCGTAGGTGTGTGAAGGGCGCGATGTGGGCGCGGTAGTGTGAGTATGGCGTCGGGGGTGGCTGCTGTAAGAGGTATAGGGCGACCTGGGAACTTATGCTTATGTGCGCGTACGAACTGCAATCCCTCTAACGTGCTTAGGTGTAGCAGTGTGTCGCGGAAGAAGGAGTTACGCGCACCTGCCGTACGTTCCATCCGATGTGGGACGCAGGCCGTGCTTGTGACATAGCGTCCGGCATACTGCGCTACTGCATACATCGTACGTGGATCGTAGGTGTGCGGCGCTGCACGTAGGAGACGTTCTAATTCGGGCGCATACGAGCCGACCACACGTAAGAGGATGAGTATCCATGTGCGCGGCGTGCCGTGGGTTGCGTAGATCCACTTGCTTATGTCCTCGGGAACGAGGATGCGCACACGCCACTGCTCTTTACGTCGCTGTGGGAAAAAGGTGCGCTCGGGTCTGTTGTCTGACATCCAACGAATACGCTTACCTTTCTCAAACCGGAACCGGCAGGTGTGGGTGAGTGGACTATGTGGATATGCGCAGTGCGCGGTTCCACGTAGCGCATAAGGTGGCGTTCGGGAGAATACGCACACCTCGTGACCGGCGTGGTCGCGTTCGCTACGTAGGTAATAACCGGCGATAGGTGGGCTCGGCCAGTCGGACGTGCGTAGCGTGTAGAGATATCCGGTCTCCGGATCATAAATATGTGTCGGGATACGTTTTAGCATATGTAGGCAGATGTAGGCAGGACGCAACGTTCAGGTACTATCTCTTTAATTTCTGTTACACGCACCAATTGGCGTACGAACGGACCACGTGATTGTACCATGTCGTGTCTCGTGTGGCCCTATGGATACACGAGACGATACAATAACGTGGTCCGTTGGCACGCCAATTAATTTTCTCACAGATACGCGTGCGCGGGAAGGGTTCCCAGGGGTGGCGAGCGGACCTTTAGAGATAAAATAAGCCGGTGTGCGCTAACTTATAAATTAGGCGCGTGGCGGAGATAAAATAAGCCGGTGTGCGCTAACTTATAAATTAGGCGCTCGGCGGAGATAAAATAAGCCGGGGTGCGCTAACTTATAAATTAGGCGCTCGGCGGAGATAAAATAAGCCGGGGTGCGCTACGTGGGTTTTTAGCGCGTAAGTGACACGCGTGTCATTTACGGTAAGATGCGCGGGGACGTGCGCAGGGACGAGCGGGGGATGTGCGATAAGATCAGTTGCCCCACACGCTCGTACCTGTCCCTGTCCGCAACCCAACGGGCCACTCTGTGCGCGGTATCGGACCGGGACGGCTACATGGGCATGCGCACGCGCACGTGCACCTCCATGCGCAGGCACGTGTGTGGCGTGCACATGGGTATGCGCGCACATGCGCTATAGCGTCCTCATGCATCTATAGATGCTGTACACTGTACACATGCACTCTAGTGCACATGAGCAGCTACAAGCGCACGAACAGCGTTTGCCGTTACCTGGACGCACACCGACGATGCTTCCCACGCGCGCACACATGAGCGCGCTCATCCGCCAGTGGGAGCGCATGGACATGCACAGGCGCAAGCGCACGCACGTGTGTACGTTGACCCTACAGCAGGTCGAGTGTGATGTAGCGCGGCGCATCGCACATGCAGCTGTAGCTGCACATGTGCGCGCACAAGCGACTGTCGTTGTGCGTCGACCCCCGCACGCACGTGAACGAGCTTGTGCGCAAGCCCCCCGGCCTGGGGGTGGTGGCGGACATTCACCTACATGTGGGTCAAGCCCCTAAGCAGAATTTTATAATTTTTAGTTGGGAACGCGCTCTTGCACCTGTACCTGCACTGCCGCTCTACAGGTGCCTGTCCGGGAGCATGCGCTGGTGCAGGATACGGACGACGAACACGTCGCCTCCCTTTTGAATGACATAGAAGATGGCGTGCGAGCCTTGAACGTACCGCCACAACCCCGGCTGGACGTCAAAGCACGTCCGCCCCACGTGCGGAGTCGATCCGAGTTCCCGGCACGCATCGCGCAACTCCTTGACGTACTCGGCGGCGCGGTCGGGACCCCACGTGAGCCGCGAGTACTCGGCGATCTCGTAAAGATCGATCTCGGCGTCGGCAGAAAGTAGATAGCGCGTCACTTGCTGGCAATCCGCGCGAGCACGCGCTCAAAAACGCCCTCGGGAGCGACTCCGGACGCCAGTCCCGAATCAATCGCCGCACGTAAAGCAGCTAGTTTCTCCTCGTACACCCGCTCGTCCCGTTCCAAAGCGCGGATGGAAGCGCGGATAACCTCGCTCACGTTTTCGTATCGGCCGGAGGCGACCTTCGCGCGGACAAATTGGTCTAATTCGTCGGTGAGGTTGATGCTTCGGGTAGGCATTGGTAAAGTTTAGCTGGTAAACTTTACCAGTGCAAGACCCTGTCCCCAAGCACTATAATGCCGGCATGCACCTCTATTGGCAGGCGCATTACAACCTCGTGTTTGAACGCCGGCCTCACGACCTCGACGACGAGTGCGTGTACCTGCCCCCGCTCCGCCGCTGGTCCCGGCAACGGCGCCGGCGCTTGCAACTACAGCGCCGACTGGTTACTGTAGCGTCATGAACGCGCAAGCCGCCGCATTCCTCGCCCTCGGGCTCGTCCTCTACGCATGGGTAGGCAAGGCCAACGTGCCGCCCGCCGTGGCGAACGCGGTGGCGTGGGTGCTGGCCTTGATCGGAACGCTGCTATTGCTGGCCTCCGCGGCCGGCTGGAGCCTGCCATCATGAAACGCGTTCTCGCCCTCGCCCTGATCCTCGCCGGCTGCGCCCACGCCCCGCCCGCAACCCCGCGGCCCCACAACACGCCCCGGCCATCCCCCCATAGCGGCATCCTATGGACCGATGACGTCCAAAACGAATGCGGCGAGGCCCCGTACGGCTTCAGCCAGATACAACTGGAGCGTCCCATAGGCCAGTCCACCGGCGGCAATGACGAGGTCGACCTCTACAGAGTCCCAGACCCACTAGGCGGGTCCGGCTTCGCGCTGAAACACGTCGCAACGTTCGATAATAGCGGGGGTTCCAGATCGCAAGCCGGCATCTACAGCTTCGCGAACGCGACCTTCGACGAACTAGTCCGCTCCCCGACCGGCGTCTATATAGCCGTCGAGTGGATGTTCCCGGAAGCGATCACCGCGAACTCAGGCAAAGATTCAAACCCGTGGATCAACCTGTGGGACTTCCACTCGGTATCCGACTCCGAAAGATGGCACACGCAGCCCGGCCTCATGCTCGCCGAAGACGGCTCAATGAAAGTGAAGTGGAGCTGGACCGCAGTGAACCCGGAAACCCCATGGAGCGAGATTGCCCTGCCCGTAGGCGAATGGTTCACGGTCGAGATGCACTACGTGTGGGGGTCCGAGAGCACGGGATGCGCCGGCGGCACGACCGTCACCTTGTGGGTAAACGGACAAAAAGCGCTTGAGCAGGAGGGCGTCACGACTAGAGGCAACGGCCACAATTCAGTCGAGACGTACCAGAAGTTCTACGGATCCGCGAACAACGGTAACGATTGGCACCCCATGCCCAGCGTAAAATACATGCGTAACATGCGCATGTCCGCCTCCAGAATATGGCGCTGATCAAGCGCCCGTTTTTTCACTTTTACGGCGCTAAGTTCAGGGCAGCCAAGACATACCCAGCGCCCCTGCACGATCTTATCGTTGAGCCCTTCGCGGGTGCAGCAGGCTACTCGTGCAGGTACCCGAACCATAGAGTAGTCCTGTTCGACAAGGATCCCGTACTGGTGGGCGTGTGGAAGTACCTGATCCGCGCGACGTCTAGAGAGATTCTCGCGTTACCCGATCTTGACGACGGCCAGACCGTACACGACCTCAAGTTGCCACAGGAGGCACGTTGGCTGATTGGTTTTTGGATGGATTCTGGCGTGTCTACACCGCGCCCCCGCCCGTGTAAACGCATGCGCGCAGGGACGGCGCCGCGCAAGTATTGGGGGCCGGCAGTACGTGAGCACGTGGCCCGACAGGTCAACTACATCCGCCACTGGCGCGCGATAAATCTCGGGTACCGGGACATACCGGAAACCGGAGCGCAAGCAACTTGGTACGTCGATCCCCCGTATCAACAAGCCGGCAAGCATTACAGGCACTCGGCGGGCGAAATTGATTTTTGCCACCTTGCCGATTGGTGCCGGTCCCGACTTGGCCAAGTAGTCGTGTGCGAAAATACGGGGGCAAATTGGCTGCCGTTCGAGCACTTCGCGAATTTTTCTGCCAATGCACGCGGCGGTTACAATCACAGCAGGACAGCGGAGGCGATATGGCTTTCGTCCTCCTGCTAATCCTCGGCACCTGCGACGCCGCCTGCGGCCCCGCGGACCCCCTACTCTACGAGAGCGCGAACGAATGCGTCTGCCGGTACAAGCGCGTGTACCCGTTGGCGTTAGCCTAGCGTCGCGGGTCCTTTCGCAGCACAGCGCGAACGCCAGCGCGTAAAGCTGCCGCCATTTTCGCAAAGATGTCCGCGGGCGGGCCTTCGGCAATTCTGGACTCGATGCACTCCGGGCACTCGATCCAGGCGCGGATGATCGTAGCGTCCGGTACTTCCGAGGACACTGGTTTACCGCAACGCATGCACCCGATAACCACCATAGCCTAGTCGCCCGGTAACACCGCCTCTATACTCCCATCCGCGTTCAAGCGAAACAGCACCCGCACGCGTTGCGCCTGCAAAGCCTTGTTCCGCGCCTCCGGCGTGTCGAGCCAATGCACCAAGCGATAGGCCAACTCCATGTCGTCATGGGGGACGAGGACTTGGACGTCGCAGTAGAATTCATTTTCGCGAAGTTCCATGATATCGGCACCGTACTATGCCACTCGGACCAGGTAAATACGACGGATTAGCAACGCTTGTACGTAAGCGCGCGAAGGCGAAGGGCGTGATCCTGATCGTGCTCGACGGCGAGCACGGGCACGGATTCGCGGGGCAGCTCACAAACGTCACGGCGCCGGCCGGGCTATTAGCCACGGCCGCGATGCTGCGCACTGTCGCCAACCAGATCGAGGCGGATGCGTGGAACATGCAGGCCAACCAAAGCAAGGACTAGAGCATGATCGATCTCACCGGCTACACGGTTCGCGTCACTGCCCCGAGCGGCAAAATAATTCTAGTTGCGTTTGGCAGTTTCCTTGAAGAATTCGACGCACAATTCACGCGTGAAGCCGCGAAAGTTGCGGAGCCGCTGCGCAAGCTTGCCGATATGATCGAAGCGGCCAAGTGGGACGATTAGCCCCACAACCGTAACTGATCCTGCATCTCCTGCCAACGCAGCGTCATGCTCCGCTGCAAAGCAGGGTCCACTACCGAACCATCGTCAGTTACGAACCGCACGCACCGCATGTCCGCGGCGTGGAGCCCCGGCGAAATCTCGATCGCCGCGTGAGCGCGTGCGCGTAGTTCTTCGTCGCCGACGATCCCGTACTCGATCAGGCCCGTAGTCACGACCTCGTACTTGCGCCACCACCGGGCCTTGCGCATGAGCGTGAACCGGGACGAGTTCAGGCGCATGTCCCAGCCGAAGCGCCACTCACCGACGTTGTGCCATTCCGTCGAAGCCATACACCCTTTTTATCGCCGCCTACCGTGCGGGCGCAATCGGCTGCCCCTAGTCATGCTACCCGCCCTCCTTTAGCTAAAAGGCCAGGCTTGCGCCTACAACCCCGGCCCCTGTTACTTTCCGCGGATGCCAACACCAGCCTTGCCCGAACTGCTCAACCTCACCGAGTTCCTGATCAAAACCACCGGCGCAGACGGCGTGATCGTGCTCGTCCTCGCCGGCGAGGAAAGCCCGTACTACTCCGCGCAACTCAACGCGCGCCTGCCCACAGAGACGCTAGCCAGCACGGTCGACCTCCTGCGCGAGCTCGCCAGCCAGATCGCGCGCACGATCGAGCAGAGACAGGCGTCATGATGGACAAAGACAAGATCGAAACCATCGACGCCATGGCCGGCGCGCTCATGAGTGCGCTTGATTTGGAGTGCCTTACCATCGTCGCGATCGACAGCAACGGCGGCGGACACAACGTCGGAGCCTTCGTGCCGACCAACGTCAACGCGCGTCGCACGCTCGCGTTGCAGCTACGTGCATGTGCCGATCGCGTGGATCCGGAGCCTTATAACTGGATAGTCAAGATCGAGGCTCCGGAGCAATGAGCATCGACAGCAAGTTTATCCGGCAAGTCTTGATTCGACTTGGCGACGAACAGGAAATCGGCGCGATCGCGTGCATCATGGTCGACGCAACCAGCGCCGATATCCAGTTCATGTCCAAGCACACGTGCCCGTACCGGATCCAGGCCCTGCGCGTGCTAGCCGTAACGCTAAGAGAGCTGGCCGCGCACGTGGACGAGGCGATAAGCGAGCTGGAGCCCGAAGCAGACGGTAGTTCCTCGAACTAATTCGATTCCTGAGCGCGCAGGCGAAAGTTCAGCCCCACCTCGCCGAACTTTCGCCAATTCCGAGCGCAAAACCGAGATCAAGCCGCCCGCGAGTACCGGCGCTCGCGCCTATTCCGCGCCGCGTTCTGCATCTCACGGTGTGCATCGCAGAACCACGTGCTCCCGTCGGTCGCCTCGGGACAACGCCCCCACGCGCACAGCCCCGCGGCGCGCTGTTCGGCGCGCATGTTGGACATCCACGTGTTCACGTACTTTCTGTGCCGCTCGCACGTCTGCGTGACTAGACCCTTCTTATGCAGGCAGTGCGGGCACAGACGCCGTTTGATGTGAGCGTGGCGCCAGGTACGGGTCTGTAGAGCGCCCAGTTCTCGACAAACTGCGCACCACTGGAACCGGTCCGCGCTACGAAACCGGCACCCGCAACGTGCGCATTCGCGATTCAACATCCGCTGACGTCCACCGCCGAATGCATCAAGGAAAATGTCTGTCTGGCGTCGCATGCTTTTTACCCTTTCTTGTTCTTGAGCGCGTCGAAGTACTCCACACGAAACGAGTCCAGCAACGCGGCGGCCCTAGAATATCCGATGTCCAAGACGAGCCCGAGTAAATCCCGCTCGCTATCGCTCAACGCACCCGCACTAGCGCCCACCTTTTTAGCCGGTTCGGCTACGCCCCACCGGTCTTTATGCTTCTGCCGAATGCTGTTCAACAAGCCCTTGCTGATCGTGAGCCCCTTTCCCTTCGCCCGCTCGATCACTTCGTCGCGAGGCGTCTCGCGCGGCAGAGACAAGACGAACTTCGTGCGCTCGGACAGGGGCCGGCCGTGGTAGTGAGTCGCCTTCTTCTTTTTCTTTTTCGTAGCCATAGGGGCGGCAGGCTACCGCGAAGAAAAAGGTTCCGTCCAGTATCGGAAGCGCGGTACGCTGCACGAGTAGTAGAGGTAACCGAACGCCGTGCGGGGCACTCACTCCCCGTGCGGCGTTCGGCTTTTTGCCGCCCTCTTGTCACTGTAGCGCCGGCTCGCTACTCTAGCGGCATGGACGGCAACGAATTCCCGCAATTCAAAGTCGGTGACCGTGTCGTGTGCATGCACGACGATGATGCGCAAGGGCACATTCAAAACGGACACATCTACGAGATCCGAGCAGCACACTCGGGCGCGGGATTGCCTCACGTGATCCTTGCCGATGTCGAGGGCGGCTGGCTCGCCCGCCGCTTCGCCTTAGCTCCCCCGGCCACCGCCGACACAGCCCTACGCTTCAACGGGCACAAGCCCGAGTCCGACTACATCCTCACCTACGACGGCGGCATCCGCGCCGCGTTCAGCTACACGTTCCACTACCTCGACACGCTTCAAGCGCTAGCGCGGCTCTATCGCGATCAGGCCGGGCCTAATGAAGTGCTCGACGCGTTACGACGAGAGACCCATGTGCGCGGTGAGTCGATCGTCCACTTGATAGCCGATACTTGTGAACGCGGCAGTAGGAAGTATGCGCGAGGGAACTACCTGAAAGGCAGCAACTGGCGACAATATTTTCAGGCCGCAGTTCGTCACGCCGAACGCATCCAAGCCGGTCACGAGCACGATGCCGAAGGCTTCACCCACCGAGGAAATTTTGTCTGGAACGTGTTGATGGCGTGTCATTGTATCTCGACGGGCTTAGGTGCCGACGATAGGATTCGTCCGGGAGGGTGAACATGTACACTGACGAAGACCTTGAACGTGCCGACCAGATGATCCAAGCGTGGCACTTGCGCGGAGACGTTATGCTGCTCGGCCCTGACGTATGCCTCGCGCAGACGATCGCGCTCGTGCGCGCGGAGGAACGACGAGCCTTTGCTGAACGCCTCTATATGATCCGAGAAGAAGTCGCGTGCGGGGATAGCAACGGCCGGCTGGCGGATCTGATCGCGGAGTTGCAGCCGTGAGCTATCGAAACGAACCGAGTCGGGAAGCTACGAATCTAGCGCTGGAGTTGTTCGACGTCGCGCAACGTCGCAGCCGCCGAGGCGAAAACGATCCGACGTACGCGATCGCGGTCGCGTTGCAAGCACTCGTAGATCAACGCGACGCCGCTCTTGCGGAGGTCGAACTTCTGAAAAATCAAATCGCGGTGTCGACGTGAGTTACGCGGACGAAGACTTGCGCCGCGCAAGTAACCTGATCGCGAGCTGGGTCACGCAGCCGGGCATCGACATCTCGCACCAGATACGCGCGCTGTGTCTGGAGTTCATGACCGTGCGCCGGCAAGCGTTCGAGACGGCGGCGCTCACCGTCGAGACGTGTCCCGTGCCGTCCGATGGCATCCCGCACCTCCAGCAATTTCTCAAGCGTGACGTCGTGATTGCGCAGCGCATAAGGAATTTGAAATGAGCCTGAACGACTACGTTCACCTCGCCATCGCCGAAGAAGCGCAGCGAACCCTGAAACGCAACCCTGGCGAGCTGTCGCAGGCGTTCGATCGCCGCCTGGACCGCTACATCCACCAGCGCTTGAAGGAGATCGCCCAGACCATGATCGCGATCGATCGCGAGCGTCATCCCGATCCCGAGGTCGCATGAGCCACGACGGACCGGCATCGGCGCCTCACTTTGTCAACGATCAGCTGGAGCGCCTACTCGGGCCTAGCACGTCGAGTAATCGCGTCGCCCGGCGGCGGTTCAAGCGGATCATGACCAAACACTGGCCGCTCACCCCCGAGCCCGACCCTGCGCGGCACCCGCGCCTGTGCCTGTTCGTCGAGCGGTACCAGGCGGCTATGCTGCCCGGCAAAAGCGGGGCGCTCGTGGCGGAGCCCGATCCGGACCCGCTGTACCGGCGCTAAAAAGGCGTGCTACTGTAGCGGCGTGACGTCCCTACAGAAGCCGCCGGAGGAACAGTCGGACGCGATCGCGCTGATCGCAAAACAGCTCGAACCGGCCGAACGCACGTTTATCGACATCCTGGTCCAGGACGAGGAATTCAACATCCAACGTGCCGCGCGCCAGGCCGGTTTCGAGGGCGCGAACGCCGGCGACCGCTTGCTCCGCAAGCAGGCGGTGCAGCGCTACTTGGTCGCGATCCAGGCCGATCGGCGCGAGCGGCACCGGGACATCCGCGATCAGGTCATTCAAGCCCTGTGGCAACTCGCGGCGGGCTGGGACGTGGGGAGCCTAGTCGACGACACGGGGGAGCCCTTGCCGCCCCACAAGCTCCCCGCAGCGCTTCGGGCCGCCATCAAAGGCGCCAAGGTCGGTAAAAACGGATGGGAGTACCTGTTTGTGGACCGCGCCGCGATCCTGACGATCTTGCTCCGGCACTTCGGCGAGACGGACGGGCACTCGGGACTTAGCGACATGCCGTCTAACCGCCCGCGACGGATGATCTATGACGAGTGACGAGGACATTCGACCGCAAGTCGGGCCGCAGGCCATGGCGGCTAAGAGCAAGGCCCGTATCCTCGTGTACGGGGGCGGCGCCGGCGGGGGGAAGTCCTGGCTCGCTGCCTACCGCGCGGCGAAGTACGTGAACGTGAAGGGGTACAACGCGGCGATCTTCCGCCGCACCTTCACCATGTTGGAAGGGTCGGGCTCGATCATCGACGAGACGCAGGACATGTACCCGCTCTTAGGCGGGCGCATGACTCAGCGCCCGCTCGAATGGCGGTTCCCGCCGCACCTAACGCGCGTGGAGTTCCGCCATCTCCAGCACGAGGACTCCGCCAAAGAGCACAAGTCCAAGCAGTACGCGTTTATCAATTTCGACGAGGCGAGCGATTTCGTAGGCGGCCAGTTCTTCTTCATGAACAGCCGCCTAAGAACCATGAGCGGCGTGCCGAAACAGTTCCTTTTGTCGACGAATCCCGATCCGGACTGCTACCTGCGAAGCTTGCTCGACTGGTGGATCGGCGAGGACGGTTTCCCGCGCCGCGAGCGCTG